ATTTAGATTCAGGTAACTATATATGTAAAACGTGTGATAATAAATATGGTTTAAATTCAGTTCCTTGTGCAGAAATGGATTATTAGAATTATATAAACACAATAATAAATAGAAAAGAGGAATATAATAATTGGAAACAATATATAAAACAGATAATGGTGAATTAATTCATGGTAATAATGTTGAGGTTATGAAAACATTAAAAGATAATTCAGTAGATAGTTGTGTATCAGATTTTCCTTACAATTTATCATTCATGTCTAAAAAGTGGGATACTACAACTAATTTTTATAATTGGTGTAAAGATAGAGCAGAACCACTATATAGAATAATTAAACCAGGAGGTTATGTTTTAATATTTGGTCATCCAAAAACAAATCATAGAATGAAATCTGCTTTTGAAGATGTAGGATTTAATATAGTTGAAGAAATTGATTATATTTATGGGACTGGTTTTCCAAAAAATCAAGACATAAGTAAGTTATTTGATAAGAAAGCAGGAGTAGAAAGACCTTTAAGTGAAGTTCAAAGACCAATAGGTGGTAAAAATGGAGTATATGAAGGGCAAGGAGGAAATTGGGGAGAAACAGTAAATATTCCTGAAACAGATCAAGCAAAGACTTGGGATGGATGGAAAACATCAGGCCTAAAACCTGCACACGAACCAATTACGGTATTCCAAAAACCATTAGAAGGAACATACATACAAAATATTGAGAAATATGATTGTGGTGGAATGAATATTGATGCTTGTAGAATTCCAACTTCAGATAATTTAAATGGTGGAGGATATTCTGGAGACATTAGAAACGCAAGTGAAGATAGTAGTTGGCAAAATACAGATAGATCAGAAGGAAAAGGAAGTGGATTTAAAAGGGGAATTGGAGAATTTGTTCAACCACAAGGAAGATTTCCTGCAAATATTATACTAGATTCGGATATGGGAGAAATATTGGATAGTCAGAGTGGACTTAGTAAGTCAACTGGCGGAAAAGGAGAAAGATCAGCATTAATAGACAATGAATCTGTCTATGGGAAATATAGTGGTAAAGATAAAGGTAAAAACGCAGGAGGATTAGGAGATTCAGGTGGAGCTAGTAGATATTTCTTAAATGTAAGTACGGAAGATTTTGTGCCATTTTATTATTGTGCTAAGACTTCCAAGAAAGAAAAAGGTGAAGGTAATACTCATGTAACAGTTAAACCTAAAGCACTGATTAAATGGTTAATAAAATTAGTTACACCTTTAGATGGTACAACAATTGATATTACATCAGGAAGTGGAACTCATGGATTAAGTTGTGAAGAACTTAATAAAGATGAGAATTATAATTTAAAATGGATTAATATTGAAATGTTGAATACAGAGAAAGATCCTTATTGTAATATTGCTATGAATAGGATTAAAGAAGTAGTAAATACATAAATAACATTCCTATAAAGGTGAGTTTTAAGGGATAAATTATAAATATAGAAAAGGAGAATATAAATATGATTTGTCATTATTGTGGAAGTGACAATACAATTTATTGTGGTACTTATGTGGATACAGATATTCATCGATGTAATAACTGTAAAGAACATTTATATGTTTGGTTAAAATATGAAATATTAGATTTAATATCCAATGATCAGTTGATATAAATAAATTGTAAAAGGAGATGATTTTATGAACGAAATGTGTGAAGCCTGTGAAAAAGAAATTGAAGAAGGTACTGGGGATGAATATACGGACAATAGTTATGGATATAAATTTTGGTTATGTGATAGGTGTATAGAAGAATTAGATAAATATTAATGGAAGGATATGAATATAATATTGCTAGAATTAAATAAAGTCTATAATTCAGATTGTATTGGTGATAAGAGTATGTGTTTGATAGAAGATAAGAGTATAGATATGATACTCTGTGATTTACCATATGGTCAAACAGCGAGAAATAAATGGGACACAATAATACCTTTTGATAAATTATGGGAACAATATAATCGTATTATAAAAGATAATGGAGCGATAATATTGTTTGGAAATGGAATGTTTACATCAGACTTAATGCAGAGTAATAAGAAAATGAGGAGATACAATATTGTATGGAATAAGATTATGACAACTGGATTTTTAAATGCAAATAGAATGCCGTTGCGATGCCATGAAGATATTTGTGTGTTTTATAAAAAATTATCTACATATAATCCACAAAAATTCAAAGGAGAAACTAAAAGTCATTCTAAAGGTAAAAAAGATAGAGAAGATATTAGTGGTACTAATTATGGGAAAGCTGGAATGATTGATAAATCAGATGAACATGGTGATATGAAATTTCCTACATCAATTGTTACGTTTGAAAAAGTTCATCCAAGTTCAACTATTCATCCAACTCAAAAGCCAACGGAGTTGTTTGAATATCTAATCAATACATACACCAATGAAAATGATTTAGTTCTAGATAACTGCATGGGATCATTCACAACAGCAATAGCATGTATAAATACAAATAGGAATTACATAGGGTTTGAAAATGACGATAAGTATTTTGCATTAGGACAAGAAAGAGTTAGATTGCATATGGATGGATTAATGGTTAATAAATAATTTATATGAAAGAAGGAAAATTATAATGATTACTAAAATTACAGATGAGATTTACTTAGATAAAGCACAAAATGGAGCAAGAACATTGTTTAATTTATTCAATTATAGATTACTAGATGGAGTTAAAGGTGATGTAGAAAGTTATTTTCTAATAGATTTTAATGAATCTCCACAAGTATTTTATGAATTAGATTTGAGAGATGCTTATGATTTATTGGCAATGTATCATATGAGATGCGATAAGGAATTTATTGTTGAGAGAATTAATGCTTTGATTTATGGTGAAGAGGAAGAAAATTAGGGGTTTGGGATTTTAGTGGTCTGGGGTGGTATGGGGGAGTGTTTTACTCTCCTTGTACCTATTATAATAAATTATGGAAGATAGGAGAAGTAATTAATGTTAACTTGTAAAGTCGGAGAAAACATTATTAATACAATTGATTATACAGATGACAGAGGGTTTGAAGGTTACATATATTGTATTACAAATCTAATAAACAATAAAAAATATATTGGGCAGACAACAAGAAATATTGAGAAGAGATGGAAAGAACATTTACAGAATCTAAAAATAAAAAATAAATTATATAATGCAATAAATAAATACGGATACGAGAACTTTTCTATTGAAAGTATTCATTTTATAAAAGAAGCGAACCGTTTAGATTTAAAAGAAAGTTTAGATAAATATGAAATTTTTTATATTAAAACATTCAATACTTACAAAAAAGGATACAATAGTACAGAAGGTGGAGGTGGGGTATTAGGAATTAAATATAGTAATGAATCTAGATTAAAAATGAGTATATCGGCTAGTAAAAGAAAGTTATCAAAAGAAGCAAGAAATAGGCGTAGTATAGCTTTTAGCGGAGATAAAAATCCAAACTTTGGCAGACAATTTTCTGTTGAACATATAAAGAAATTAGGAGAAGCTAAAACAAGAGAGAGACACTGGGCATTTGGAAAACATCTTAGTGATGAAACTAAGAACAAAATTAGTGAGTCTCACATTGGATTAAAGCATACTGAAGAATCTAAAATAAAAATTGGAGATGCTAGTAAGAAGCCGGTTATTCAAACTAATAAGGATTATTCTTTTATTGCTGAATATAATAGTGCTGTTGATGCCTATAAAAATACTGGTGTTTTTAATACTAATATATCACAATGTTGCAGGAACGAAAGAAAAACTGCTGGTGGATTTTGTTGGTTTTTCAAAGAAGATTATATTTTATTAGATAGGAGTGTTGACCATCAGTAATCGCCAATTCTATACCATGAAATTTAAAAGTTCTCGCCTAAAGGAATACGAATACAAATTTGACTTAACATTTGAAGAAGCACAAGAAAATGGTGAGATCATAGCCCTTGCAGACAACCAAATATTAAGAAGCATCAGAGATATTCAAAATAAACAAGTAGACTTATTAAAACTTGAAGAATGGTATGCTGAGAGGAATAAATTAAAGAAACAAAAATCATCTAAGGAAAATTCAGATAGAATAATTGAGTTAAAGAAGTTAATTTATGATATGATGTTTATTCCAGAATACATAACTGTAGTAATGGAACATAAATCACATTATAAATATCTATTTGAAAATTCCTTATTACTTAATAACAAACGATTTGTTAGATTTTCGTCATCTGCATCTCAATCTAGAGTATCCACAGTAGTTTTTTGTGATGAAGCAATAGTTGATAGATTGACAGATATACTTGATAATGGCAGGGATAAGAATAAAAAACTTATCCCATCAAAATTCAATGCGTATCGAGGTTTAGCAGGGTCAAATACTAAGGTTGTAAGTACCCCTAGATTTTGCGTTGTTCCAGACTTAAATAACTCTATGGATATTAAAGTTAATTTTGTTACTGAGACAGAAAAATCAGAAGATGATATTATTAAAGTTAAAGATATTACAGCAGAGTTTAATCGATTTGACGGACAAGGACTTATAAGTTATGAACAAGCTAAACTTTGGAGCAAAGAATTAGGGTTAGATTATGTTCCATCCCAATGGTGCATAAGACAGAACTATTTGAAAGGGATGCTCTGTGTATTCGATATAAAAACTTTTTGTCAAGAAGTTAATGAAGGGAATTATGAAGTTAATACAGTATATAAAAATTCAGAAGGAAATAATATTAAAGTAAATCTTAAAAATATAGATGTAATAATTTCTGAGGGGCAATTTAAACTTTGGGACTCCTTTGATAGTATTGAAGTATATCAAGAAAATTGTATAAAGAATAAATTACAATGGGGAATATCACTATATAGTCCAAAAGATGATAAAGATATTCTTAAAATGAACTATCAGTTTAATCAAACTCTTAAGCTTAGTAAAACTGATATAGACAAAATATGTGAGAAAACAGTAAATTGGATAAATGGAGTAACATCAGATAATATCTACTATACCTTATTATTTCTGATTGGTGAAAATATTTCAGAAGAATCATTTGTGAAGTATATAAATAGTCCTAAAAATTATTGGGTTAAGAGTTTGATTGCTAATCATGAACTAATAAAAGATAAATATATAAGGAACAAAATATACAATCTTGTTAAGAAAAAAATTAAGAGAGCTTGCTTGGGGGATTTACTACTCGATGGAAATTTTGAAACCTTAGTGAGCGATCCCTACGCTATGATGCAACATGTTTGTGGATTAGAAGTTACTGGTCTTTTAGGTAAAAAAGAATATTATTCAAATTATTGGAATAATAAAGGTGTTAAAATTGTAGATTCTATGAGAGCACCACTGACTTATAGAAGTGAACATTTAAAACTTAATTTAGTAAAAAATGACGAACTAGATAAATGGTATAAATATTGTACATCAGGTATCATTGTTAATGTTCATGGTATGGAAACAATGCACTGGGCCGGAAGTGACTGGGACATGGACGCAATAGCAACCACTTCAGATACAACCATTATTGGTGGAATATATGAAGATGAATTACCAGTAGTATATGAAGTTCCAAAATCAGATAGGAAAATATTAGAACCTATTGATTTATTTAATGCTGACTTATTTGCATTTGGTTCAATTATTGGGTCTATTACAAATAAAAGTACATCTGCTTATGCATTATTGCCTTTATTTAAAGAAGATAGTGAAGAGTATAAAATAACAATGAATAGACTAAAAATGTGTACAAAATTACAGTCTGCTCAAATTGATAAAGCAAAGATTGGGAAAGAAGTTAAAGGAATACCTTATAAATGGGTTGAGAGAGAAAAATATGATGAGAATGATTCAGAGGAACTAAAGATAAAAAAGAATTTACATAATAGTTTATTATTAGATAGGCATCCTTACTTTTTTATATACTTGTATAAGCACACTAGAGTTAAATATAATAAACATGTTAGTGGATATGACTTATCTTGCAAACAGAAATTTGGAATTCCATTAGAACAATTGATGAATCAGAAAAGAAAAACTATAGACGAACAAAACTTTATAAACTCCTATCATAAGTACATGCCAGTTATTGACAGTGATTGCGTGGCAAACAACATATGTAGACATATTGAATCTATAAACTTTAATATCAAGAATAAGTTAAAAGTTGAAAATACAGATAATTTACATACTCAATATCAAAAACAAGGAATTATAAATAACGAAGAGGTATACGGTAAAGTATTAGAAAGATATAAGGGTTTCAAAGATGAGATTAGAGACTTAAGCAATATTGGGACTAATGCAATATCTACTAATGGAAAACATGATGATAGTATAGAGTCACAAACAAATGGAATATATGAAAAGTTCAAAAAGGATATGACAAAAATATGTTCTAATATATATGAATTAGTAAATTATTTAGTAGAAATATTCTATATAAAGTTACCAAGTTCTAATAAAGATTTATTATGGAATATCTATGGGAAATATATGTTTCAGAATGTAAAGAATAATAGAATACAATCACCTATCCTATTTCCTATGCAAGATAAAGAAGGAACTATAGAGTATTTGAATAAAAAATATAAATTAATGGAGGTAAAAATTTGATAAAATATAATGAGAAGTTATATGCGGAAAGATTATTAAAGGAAGGATTTTTAACTAAGTATATAGCATATGAATTAAAAATACTAGTAAAATATTATAAACAGGAAATGAAAATATCTGCGAAACAAAGAAAGATATTGATCTACGAGTTTTGTGATAAGTACATTATAGAATTTAATAGGGTAAAGTATTTTAAGATAATTAATTCTGCATTAAGATATGGGAGTAAAGGGGTTAATAAACTAATAGTGATAAACAGTATTCCAGTTACAGATAAAGAAATTGAATATATCAATGGATTAGAAATTGAGGAATATTACAAAAAAGTATTGTTTACATTAATGATTAAAACAAAATTAAATAAGGAATTATGTTTGCAAAAGTTTAATAATGCATCAAAGTTTAACTTTTTTGGTGGAAAAGTGGAATTATATAAAGAAATTAAACAAATGTCTAAGATTCCTGATACATATGATATAAATATTATCATTAATGATTTATCTAATATGGGATATATAGATATTAGAAATAGGGGGAGAGTTAATTTATTGTTCATTGAAAATATTGAGTTAAGTAAGAATTTTGTATTTGAAGTAAATAATTTTTATAATATTGGTTATTATTTTGATTGGTTTAATGGTAATAATGGAGTAATTAAATGTGAGAATGATGGATGCGAAGAGTTGGTAAAGAAAACAGGGAAAAATCAGAAATATTGTAAGGAATGTTGGAAAGAAATATGGAGAAATTATAATGCCGACAAGCAAAAAGAATATAGAAATAAATAAATGTGTATGTTTTTAAAATACCTACAACCCTACTCCCACAATGGTTTGAGCAAATTTTAATTCTCTTGTTATTATGAGTAGAGAAACCCTTATATATCAAGGTTTTCGACTATCTCATTTATTGATTTTTCCTTACTAACGAGACTGTGATATTGGCTATGTTAGTAAAAAGCTTTAGCGATTTTGTTTATTGATTTTGCCAATAAGATTAGTAAACAAAATGAGCATCTAGTATTATCGAAGTGAGCGTAATGCAAGAAGGGTTATAGATAATACACCATTAGATTGACATCTTAGTTTTCCACATAATAAACTCAACACTCAACCGTCTAATATCAAAAGTTTGGTCGCTTTAGTATTAGACACATATGCTGTAACACCACACAACCCCTACTCACAGAGTAGATAGGTGTTGACCAACGGCATATGAGAAGAACTGGAGGGTAAGGCATAAGTAAGTGCCTACTCTCCTTACTAAATCGTTTATTAATGTGTTTTGGTCGATAGCACATTTATAATATATAAAATTCACAATAACAATAACAAAAAATAACAATACTCCAAACTAAAAGGAGCATCAATAACAAACATTGGAAAGAATCTCAAAAAATGAAATGACATACTTAATACAAAAAAATATATTAAAACAAATACATGGAAATTATGGAGAGAGTCTAGTAGTCACAGGAAAATATGGTAGTGGTAGAGGCAAGCAAAGATTTTGCATTGATCCAGTTTACAATTATCTATTAAGATTAAAGGAGAAAGATAGACAGGAATTAGTAGATATGGATAAGGTCAAAGATAATCAGAAGTATTTGTTTAGTGGTAATAGTAGCGTGGTTAGTAATAGTGAACGTGTCTTATGATATGTAGTAAAATAAATAATAAAGGGATGGTTTAAATTGCCCGTTGAACGTTTCCCTGACACTAATGTTTTGATGCAAGATCCAGAATCTATTTTTTTGAAGTGTGAAACATAAAGAAAGTAATATTGAGGATAAAAAATATAAAGCTAGACGAGCAGGTAGAACAATCGAGGAATACGAAGATAAAGTTGTTTATCTAATCAATGAGTGTAATTTTAATCTTCCTTCATATTTTGATATTGGTTCAATGGATAATAAAATTATTAGTGTCTTAAATCAACTTTATGAACAAAATAATAATGTTGTTGCATTATCAAATGATTTGTTATTTAGGAAAAAATGTAATTTACTTATGATTCCTTGTGAGAAATTAGATGATAATAAATCAGAAGATTTAAATTACAAAGGATATAAAGAAATTACACTATCTGACGATGAATTAGCAATATTTTATGAAAGTCCATCCAATCATTTTGAGTTATTAACTAATGAATATCTCGTAATAAAAAATGAATACGGAGAAATTGTTGATAAGAAGAGATGGAATGGAACAGAATTCTTCGATTTAGTTGATACTACAATTGTACCGAAAACTCCATTTTCTTATAAAAGTAAGAAACCTAAATATGAGAAATTTGAAAAGCAACAAGACTCTTTTTCTTTTACTGGTAAAATAAAACCACGTAATTTACAACAAGAATTAGCATTTGATTTATTTCAAAATAAATTGATTACCTGCAAAGTAATTTTCGGTAAGGCAGGTTCCGGCAAAGACCTAATTATGACTACTAATGCTATTTCTATGGTTAAGCAAGGTATATTTGATAAAATTGTCTTTGTGAGAAATCAGTATGAGGTAGCAAATACAAAAAGTATTGGCTATTTAAAAGGCACAGAATTTGAAAAAATGTTGCCATATGCAATGCCTTTAGCAGACCATGTTGGAGGAATTGAAGGGTTAATTAAATTGATTGATGATGGAGTAATCGAACTTCAACAATTAGCAACAATAAGAGGAAGAGATTTAAAGCGTTGTCTAGTATATGTGACAGAGGGTGAGAATCTTACTAAGGAGCATATTCAATTAATTATTTGGAGACTTGGAGAAGGTTCTGCCTTATGGATTAATGGAGATTTTAAACAAGTAGATGATCCTTTGTTTGAGAGAAATAGTGGCTTGAAAAAGGCAATAAATAGTTTAAAGGGGAATGAGTTATTTGGTTGTATAGAACTTTGTACTACAGAACGTAGCAAGACAGCAGAATTAGCAGATTTGTTAGATTAAATATAAATAAAAACACGGGTCTGGTACTAAAAGTACGCAGATACTATTAAAGAATAAAAGGGGATATATTAAAATATGAATAAGCAAGAATTGGTAGCAGAAGTAGCATTGAAAACTGGTATGACAAAAAAGGCATCTGAGGAAGCAGTAACAGCAACATTTGCAGTAATCGAAGAAACACTTGGTAAAAATGACAAAGTTAGTTTGGTGGGATTTGGCACTTTTGAGGTACGTGATCGTTCTGAACGTGTTGGACGTAATCCACAGACTAAAGAAACAATGACGATTCCTGCAACAAAAACCCCAGGATTTAAAGCAGGCAAGAATCTGAAAGAAGTAGTTAAGGCAATTGTTTAATTAAAGTTTATAAGCTGGATTAGCTCAGTGGTAGAGCAACACATTTGTAACGTGTAGGTCTTCAGTTCAATCCTGAAAATCAGCTCCATATAAAATTAGCGTAAGGCAAATTTAATAGTAAAATAAAATTAAAAGGTGGAATTTATTAATATATGGCAAACTTAAATAACCAATACTGTGAATCTTGTGTAAAGGCTAGTGTTTGTGAGTGGTCTACAAAACTGTATAAACTAGAAGGTACAAAAAAGCAAGCAGGAATTTTAGATATTACAATCAATGGTTGTGATCAGTATTTGTCTTTAGATGGAGAATCTGATAATACAGAAGAAGAGTAAGATTAACCACAATAATATGAGATAGAATTGATAGTCTAACATTTAATATATCACTTAAAGAAATGGTGGGGCATCGTTAACTTTAGGACGATATATCAAATGAATTGACTGCGACACTACTATTGTGGTCTGATAATTTATCTAGAGAGAGATGATGTGCACAATTGTCACTCTCACAGCAAGATTAGGGAAATGTAGCAAAAAAGGTAATTATCAGCCATGCTGTAAGGCGTGTATGTGGGTGCTACACAGTCATCTTTAGATAAAGGGTTAGGATGACACAATGGCTTAATTGCCGACTAGATATTCCCCTCATCACTCATTGTTTGTTCTCTATGGCGTTAATCACAGTTTATTTAAACTTAGTGATAGAGACAAATGGCATACTGCAATGAGACTGATGAAATATATGAGTATGTCAAATTACAAATAAGGTGAGTTTATAGGGGTAGACTCACCTTCATATTTAAAATATTAGAGGTGAAAAGATTATGGATGTAATACTAACCGAAATTCTAAATGAACTCAAACAAATAAAGGAATTACTAGCCCCACATGACTGTAGTGCTAGTAACGATTCTAAGACATACAAACTGACTCCCTATGAAAAGGAATAACAAAGAAGAAAATACAAATTGAAAGAAGGAAAAATAAATGTCTAATTCACAAAACACTAATACATCAATTTCACTAAAAGAATCATTTAGGACTCTTGTTTATATTGATAAAACTATTTCATCTCTAACTTCATATCTTTCTAATAAGAATAACTCTATTTCTGTAATTGAATCACATCTTAAAGAAAAATCAAATCCAGAAGCACAAAATGAGGAACTAGATACCACCACAATTAGAGAATATCCAGATGCTTCAACGGTTGATATAATTAATCTTGTTGGAAAATTAATTTCAGAGAAGATAAAATTAGAAATTTCTGTAGAAATAGCAAAAAGAAATATATTGATTGAAACTAAAGATAATAACAATCTTAGTTTAGATTCTGCTATATCAAATGCAAAACAATCTAGAAATTTAGCTGGAGTATTAAATAGTCTTATCAATATAAAAACAGACGAGAAAAAGACTGTAGCACAGGGATTCAAGTTCAATATCAATGGGGAAGAAGTTCCGTATAGATATGATGTATTGGTTACTAAAACAATAAGTTTTGATAAAAATATTGTTAGCGATAATTATAAACAGTTACTAGAAAAAGCTGATAAACTCAGTATTTCTATAGAAAAAGCAATGATGGAAGATATTGTTGAGTATGAATTTCCTTACAGTATTCATGATTCTACTGCAGATATTGTTTGTAAATATTTAGACAGTATTGGTTAATATCTTAAATTCAACTAAGACAATTAATAAGGGGATATGACTAACCACATATTCTCCTTATTAAAACAACTAACCAAGAGCAAAGCAAAATACAGACTAATTCGCACATCGGAATATACAGATGTAAATTCAAATTGAAGAACAACATTCAAATAATGCAAGATTATGTAACTTTACATACATCTCAAACATTTGAAACTGGTAAATCTAAACAAGCAGATTTTACTTTAATAGTAAAGATAAGTCGCAAATCTATCACTAATCATAAATTCATTATTCAATAATTCGATATATCTTTAGTTCATTACTACATTAGTACAATAATCGTTCGCTAATCATCCTTTGATAAATTTTAGGATTAAATTCTAAAAACAAGAAGAACAAATAATATAAAATTATAGTATTTTAAAAATACTCTCTTAGAAATAAGAGGATAGTAATTTTAATAATAAATTGGAAATATAATTAAATAATTTGTAAATAGTCTTGTTTTGCAATGCTTTTGGTTAAATATATAGATATGGATACATTGAATAGTTACGAAAAGTTATGACTCAATGTTGAAATAGCAAGAGAGTTACAGAAAGTTATTTTCTTGTAAGAATTCAAATAAGGCAACTGCGATTAATTTAGTGGTTATCTTCATAAATTACGACAAATAGGGAAGCAAATGACCGTCTTCCCTTACATATCAACAATATGGCTCAGATGAGAACGATAGAATAAAACAATGTCCTCTACAGGGACAGTTAATGGTTTATTTATCATTAACCTAAGACAAAGACTTACTAAATGGGTTTGGCAGTGGTTATCCCAGATGAAAACTGCCATTATAATATTTTATAAATGGAGATGAAAATAATTGTGTAAATCTAAGGATATAAATATATCAGAAGATGATAGTAATTCTAATTTTGTAAACACTTGTCATTTATTTGATAATGAAGAAGATCCTTTTATCGCTTGGTTGTGTTCTTTAGAAAAGAGAATTTTTCAATTAGAAATAAACAAAGTTAATGAGAAAATTGATTCCAAACAATTGTTTAACGAAATTTCTAAGAATTTGAAAAATATGGGTAAGTTCTAATTATTTATCATTGAATTTGAAAAATTTTTATAAACTGTCTTCATATAATTGCTAGGAGTAAGGATGATTGGGACATCTAAATTCATATTAGGTGTCCCTTAATAATTTAATGTTCTCTATATAAGGAGGATTAATCAAATGGAAAATGAACTATTATATTGCCCCAATTGCGGAAAACAAAGATATTGGATTAAATATTTTGTAAATAAGACTATAATGTTTTGTCAAGATTGCCAACATCATGAGGATATAAAATAAAATCACATTGGTCGATTTGTGATTGTTAAAATTGAAAATAAATAATATTGGAGTGTTTAAGTGACTGACGAGGAAAAATATCTCATCGGCGTAGACTTCAAAAATGATAAAGATAAATATAGAAAACTTTTTAAAACAAATAATATTGGAGTGTTTAAGTGACTGACGAGGAAAAATATCTCATCGGCGTAGACTTCAAAAATGATAAAGATAAATATAGAAAACTTTTTAAAACAAATAATCCAACTTGGAAAGACCTTAATTTATATCATGGTATGATATTTTCTACAGGTGAAAAGTGGAGAAAATGGACTCAAAGAAAACAAGATAAAGATGGAACATTAAGAAAATTAGATGTTGTTAAGGATGAAGTAAAAGTTGAATCTTTGCCTAATTATAAAGAATCTGTAGAAATTAAAAGTGATAATTCTCAGGTGTCGGATAAATTGATTGCTATGAGTTTAGAAGAATCTAAAGATCCTGATTTTGTTTTGAGAAGTCATGGTTATTCACCTGATGAGTGGGTTATTACATCTGCCAAGAATAGTATGTGGAATATGAATACTAAGGCAGATGGGATAAAAATACTCTATAGTTCAAAAATAAGTGTTAAACCTTATACAAAATTATTTGATACCAATTGGATTAAAACAGTATTAGGAGGATTAGATTTAGATAGTCCAGTTGTTGAGCAAAAATCTTATAATATCAAAGGTAAAACTTTAGAAATTAATTTGGCAGATGTTCATATTGATAAACTTTGTTGTGTTGATGAAACAAGAAATGAATATTCTACTGAAATTGGTATACAAAGATTATGGCAAGTAATTAACGATATTATAGATAAAGTAAAATTCTATAACATTAAGAAAATAATATTTCCTTTTGGTCAAGATGTGGCAAATATTGACAATATTTTTAATTCTACGACAAAAAGTACGCCACAAGATACAGACGTAAAATATGATGTAATGTATAAATTGTTGTTAAAAAATATAATTCAAATTGTACATAAATTGACTGATATTGCTCCAGTATTAGTAATTTATGTCGGTGGAAATCACGATAAGGTAAC